AGATTTTATTTCAGAAACCATACCTACAGGTGGAGTCCATGGATTATCAACTTCACCATATGTATAAAGTGCTCTTTGACAATAAGAAAAAATATCTTTATGTACTTTTTCTTCAAAAAAATTATCAAAGATTTCAATCATTAGTTTTTATCCATAAGATGCTCAACTGTATTTGCTATGTCATTCATAGCATCACGCAAGAATGGTTGTTGCCCACTCTCTTGCTTAACAATAGGTCGAGAATCGTCAGTTAATGACCATCTCCACTGACCCATATCTTTACAGTACCAAAGATTTATTTTCATAAAACTATTTTATTGTAAGTTGCTCTTGCGAGCAAGTCGGGATGACAGGATTCGAACCTGCGACCCTCTGTTCCCAAAACAGATGCGCTACCAAGCTGCGCTACATCCCGAGGTTGTTTAACAATATATGTATATTATTAATGGGAAATACTGGATTCGAACCAGTGACTTACCACTTGTAAGGAGGCCACTCTACCACTGAGTTAATTTCCCTGGAGCGGACAATCGGACTCGAACCGACGACATCTAACTTGGAAGGATAGCGTTCTACCACTGAACTATGTCCGCAATTTGTGGGGGATTTCTCCCCCTAAGCATACTTCCTTCACACGGAAGATAAGCATAAGACAGAATCGAAATTCTGTCAAGCCCACGGTCGGACTTGAACCGACGACCTACGGTTTACAAAACCGTTGCTCTATCCAGCTGAGCTACGGAGGCATTTTGCTCACAAGGAGCAACGGAGAGGGTAGGATTCGAACCAACGGATGCTTTCACATCGGCAGTTTTCAAGACTGCTGCCTTAAACCACTCGGCCACCTCTCCAATATAACAATCATACTATATGTAGTATGATTGTCAAGCGTTCTCTGGAGGATTTGAACCTCCGACTTCTTGGTTCGTAGCCAAGCACTCTAGTCCACTGAGTTAAGAGAACAGGCACAGGATAGAGGACTTGAACCTCTACTAAAAGTTTTGGAGACTCTCGTGCTACCAATTACACCAATCCTGCTTGGTTCCAGAACTAGGATTCGAACCTAGACAAACACCTTCAAAGGGTGGTGACCTGCCAGTTAGTCGATTCTGGATTAAATCCCATCGAATTCGATGGGATAAAAGTTTAGGGTGGGATTCGAACCCACGGTGATAAGAGTTTTGCAGACTCTCGCATTCGACCACTCTGCCACCTAAACAATTTGAACTATCAAGGATTACTTGATAGTTGAGAGCCCTCAATCGGATTTGAACCAACGACCTACTCATTACTAGTGAGTTGCTCTACCACTGAGCTATAAGGGCGGGGTGTCGTATGGGAATTGAACCCATCTAGGTAGTTCCACAAACTACTGCCTTAACCACTAGGCTAACGACACAAGGCAGTGGGTAGAATTGAACTACCGACATAGAGGGTATGAATCTCTTGTTCTACCACTGAACTACACTGCCAACGGAAGATGTTGGATTCGAACCAACGGAGGTGTTACCCTCACGGTTTAGCAAACCGCTGCATTAACCGCTCTGCCAATCTTCCAAGGTGGAACCGACAAGATTTGAACTTGTGACCGCTCGGTTATCAGCCGAGTGCTCTACCGCTGAGCTACGGTTCCATGGTATTCCTAACGGGATTCGAACCCGTGCTGCCACCTTGAAAGGGTGGTGACCTAACCGCTAGTCGATAGGAACACGACGACTCTAACGGGATTTGAACCCGTGATACTACCGTGACAGGGTAGCGTGATGACCACTTCACTATAGAGTCAAGGTGGGAGGAGCAGGATTCGAACCTGCGAAGGTATAACCGTCTGATTTACAGTCAGATTCCTTTAGCCACTCGGAAATCCTCCCAGATGGACTATGTGTGATATACCTCATAAGGATATAACAGGGACATAGCCTCTATCTTGCTACGGCATTCTTGTTTAATCGACAAGTGCAAGTAGCAATAGGTCTGGTGAGGCTCGAACTCACAACTTCCAGGTTAAAAGCCCGTTACTCTACCATTGAGTTACAGACCCATATAATGTGGTAATTATTCAGTTGTCAAGGTGCTGGTGGTCTCGTTCCCCCACCGACTCAAGTAATATACCAGGGTTTGGACCCCAACGGTAAATGTTACGACCAGTTGAACAAGTGGCACAAAGCATAAAAAAAGAGGGAGAACCTTTTGGATTCTCCCTCTTGATTGCTTTTATGGTTTGTTCTTCTAACTTTGACTTACCATATTTGCAACCAAGAGGGATTCTCCCATAAACCAGCAGGTAATGGGACGATAATCACTCTTTGGTTGTGTATGTAGGTTAGTCATTGTTTTAATGTTGTATGGTTTATTTATACCAGTTTTTTAGAAAAAAGTCAACCTTCGATGTAGTAGTCAACAATGCTATCTACCCATGCTTCACTCATGTTGCTCATAATTGCAATTGCTGCTTGCTCGGTTTCTGCAAAACCTTCGTTAACAAGGTGTGCGAAGATTAAATCATAAAGGTCAAAACCTTCCTCGGTCTTAGCTCTACGAATAATTTCCTTAGAAACTTTTGTCTTTTTCTTTGCTCCCTCTTCTTCTCTACCCTTTCTTGGATAAGTAACTGCTTGTGGTTCACCAGCACCTTTTACAACACGAGTAACTTCAGCAGCATGACGGCTACCATACTCTCTTGCCATTTGTCCAGTCATTCTCTTACCATAAGGCTTCTCACGGTCCATTCTTTGCGAAACAGTTTCATCTTCTGTTCCTCCCCCTTCTTTCTTTCTCTTGAGGGTTGAACCTGGGGTTGCTCTGTCTTTCCAGTCCTTGAACTTCTCTTCAGGACCGTAACCTGACTTGCCTTCACCAGACTTTAGATGCTTTTCTCTTGCCTTTTTAGCATCTGCTCTGACTTCTGCTTGAGTCATAGTTGGACGATATGGTTTTACACCTTCTGCTCTCTCTTCGTCAATAACTTCTTCAGTAAGATAAGGAGTAGTGTAGGGCCACTTATCCAAATATGACTCTTGTGGTTGAGTTGACTCAGACATAACCTGTCTGGTTAGTTGGGAAAGATTTTGCAGGTCCTTATAATCCATTGGTTTTGTATAACTCTTATATATTTTATTTATATAATTGAATTTATTTTATAGTTGGTGACTAGCAATTCTGTCTTTACATTGTCCTGAGTTCCCTTCTCTCCACGGTGAACCATAGAGTATCTAAGTTTCCATTCATCAAGATTATATTCTTTATAACGGTTCAGCAACCAATCATTCAGGTTGTAAGTAATCATAAAACGATGAGGACAATTATCTACATCATCCGCAAATCTTTCGTGTGAGAATGATGAGTGGAGTTTTCTCCCCGTTCCATAAAGAAAATCTTTAATGTCGTAAGGAGGGTCAAGAAAAACAAATACGTTATCACCATCACCATTCATCACTGGTTCATAATCAATGTTTGTGATTTTCCAGTCTTTAATAATGTATGAATACTTTGGAAGTTTGTCAATACCAACAAGAGAAAAATTAGAACGTGATGCTTGAACTGAGAAAGTAGAATTCTCAGTTAAACCAGAATAAGAACACTTGTTTAGAATAAAAAAAGCAATTGCTTGTTCAAAAGGTTCCAGAGTTTCAATATCACTCTGATACCGATTGAACAAGTCTTTGTGTGCTTCATCATCTCCATTTACTTCTTCTTTGATTGCTCTCAATCTTTCAGATAATGTTTGACCATTATCACGAAGTTGAACCCAGAAGTTATAGAGATAGAAGTATTTGTCGTTTACCCAAATAGGAACCTTTGGGTAATTTTGAGAAATCATTAAAGATATGCTTCCACCACCCAAGAATGGTTCACGAAACTCTTTGAAGTCACTCGGAAACCAAGGAGCAAGAGTCTTAAGTGCTTTACTCTTGCCTCCAGGATACCTAAGACAAGTTTTTAGTGGGAATTGCTTCATCTATCTTTAATCCAATTGATGATTACGTCATTTATTGCTTCAGAAAGTTTAACACTAGAAGAAGGAAATGTAAAGTTGGA